TCTGCCAGTTGGCTTCTGTGTTGTATGGAACAGCGGACTCCTTCATATTTGCCAACAGCGTTTGCAGGTAAGTTGGTGCCCGCTGAATCGCATCGATTACCGCTTTTGCCATACGAACGGCAACTTATTCAAGCGTTGGGTATATCGGAGCAGGAATATAGAGAATTTGAAGCAGAAGTAAGGCAAAGGTGCTTAGAGCGCCCAACGGGATATGAGCACATTCCAGACATTAGGAACGATCCAACCGGCGGGATTTTAACTTCAATAATTGTTGGGGCTCTCCTTAGTGCAGTATCTGCACTGCTAGCACCAAAACCAAAACAACCAACGTTAAGCGAGCAAGATTCAGTCGAGCAACGTTCGCTCCCTAACCAGCAAGGTCGCACACGGTTTAATAACAGCGTTGGGTTTGATGCATCGCCAGGTTTAGCGCAGCTTGGCTCAAGAGTACCGATTGTATTTGGTCGCTATTTTGAAACAGATCCAAGACAGCTTGGTGATTTATCAACACAGCAGCCAAGCGGCGGAATTATTGCCGAGCCGTTGTTGGTGTGGTCAAGAATGACTAGCCATGGATCATTTCAGACATTAAAAGCACTTGCGGTAGTAGGCCAATCAGTAATTTCCAGCGAACCAGAATTGCAAGGAATTATGATTGGCGGTCAACCAATCGCAAATTTTTACGAATCAAATTACGCTGTTTTTTACAAAAGCGACGCAAACGACAATCGAATTTTCCTAAGTGATCTTAAATACGGCGATGCAGCTGAGGGGAATGATTCTGCGTCTGGCATTTTTTCCTGTCCAACATTAAGCGGCACGCTTGAAGCTGGTTTCAGCATGGCTTCAAGCCCAGCAAACACAACAAGTTTTGGCGTTTACCAAACAGTTCCTAATGGCGGTCATTTTCGCCTGAACTGGCAGGTAATAAGTAATGTTGGCAAAGATAAGAGCAACGGCAGCGGCAGAGATATAAATGACCCTAAAGAACGCGCCAAAATGGAGCGGCGTAAAATTGCCGGTGCTGACGCTGATGGGTATTTTGAAAAGAGCGATAACGGCGGGATGCCTGGTCTCGGTCGTGCTTACAGCTTAAAGATGGGTCTATTCCGTCTTAATAACACAGAATATGAATTGCCGACTGTTGTAAGCGTTAATCGCGGGGATATTGTTGACTACCGCATAGATGGCAGTCAGTTTGATAACGGCAACTGTGACATCAAGACTGAGAGTGGCGTTGTTGTGGATGACATCAATAATACAGCTAACGACATGCGTACGCGCGTAGATGATTTAATGCAAGTCGGTGAAATTTTCATGATCAATCGAACTATGTTTAGAGTAATTGAACGCCCAAGAAGTGTTTGGCAAAAAAACACAACATTAGACTACAAACTAAAGGTCATCAACTTCACAGGGGCCAACCGCGAAATCGCACTAATTGGCAAACGTTCAATATCAAGGTTTATTCTTTCCGAAGGGAACAGATCATCGCCTGATCCAGGCTTTAAAGGTTCTAACTTCTACCCATTGCACAAGGTTGATTTAGGCCAAGCAAGGAATACAAGAGCAACAGAAGTAACCGAGATTGGCATCAAGTCCAGGGTTTTTGCCCAAGCCAACGGCTTATGCAATTTTAATGCTGTGCCATCGCCTGCGTCATTAAAACAAGCTGATTACGACTTGGTGCAATTAAACAGTCCAACGATGTCCAAGTATTTAAAGCGAACAAGCTTTTTCATGCTTGCCGTTAAAGATGTCAAGGATCAAAAGGGTCTTAGTGCAGGCGGCGAAGAGTTAAGCGATGCGGACGACCTATTTGAAGGCTTTGATATTCTTGGGGACGCAACATTTGCGATAACGGGCAATAGCCCTGTGGACAAATTTAATTACATCAGAATCAAAGCGCCTGGCCGTAAGGAATATGAGTTCCGTCTGGTTCCTAAATGTGCGACTAATCTTCTGCGATACGAACCAGTTCAGAATCAGAATATTTATACACTTGACGCATCTGGGCCTCAATATTCTGTAAATAGCGCATCGCCACATTATGGAAGCTTTCAGCTGAGCTTTAATGCTCACATCCGACCGTTTCAAGCATTATTTGATCTAGACGAAATGCGTGCGGGTGATCAAAGCACAGACTACACAATTACTTGCACAGTTAACGCCTTAAATATTGAAGGAATCACAGGCAACACCGGCGGCGGATGGTATCAAGCTTGGCTGGAAAATATACTAGGCAATTTAAAACCAACAACAGGCAACGGCAGTAAAAAAGTATATGATGAAAGGTCATCAGGCTTTCATACTTTTACAGACAAGGGAGTGACTGTAAGAGTTGAGATAGCTGGCACTGTTTTGTTTATGGGGCAAGGATGGGCTGACAGCCATGGTACAGCTAAGGCTTGGGGTGTCAATAGTGTACGGATTGTAAGTGTCACAGGGCAGTTGACGGAGGGCATGCTTTTAGACAGCACAATAAATCTAGGCAGAACTTGGTATACAAACTATTACGGACGTTACAACCAAAGAGCAACACTGCGATTTAAAGCAAACGGTGTTTCTTGTGTGCAGGAAGGGACGCAGGATTATGAAAGAGAGTTTGAAAATGCTGCACAGATCAAGGAAATTAGCGCATACCAAGAGCTTACTCACAGCTGTGACGACGCGCCAGAGCATGAGATTGTGTACGTCAATGAGTCCTCTGATGTGGATACTTTAGAGCCAGGAAATTTAGAAGCTATACCTAATTATTACGGGCTAACGATGGTTGGCTTAAAGCTGCGCTCATTAAACCAAGTTCAAAGTTTTCGGCAGCTTCAGGTGTGGTTACCGAATGGCATCTCAGTGGAGCGTTTGGATGGTAGTGGTTTGGGGCCGTCCAATAACTTTGCAGATCTTGCGTACTGGCTATTAACTCAGGAAGGAAAAGGTGTTGGTCAAGAAATCAGCAGTCGTTTGGTGGACAAAGATAGCTTTGTGCAGACAGCTAAGTTTATCAATAATTATTGGATGAACTTCGACGGCGCTATCTCAGCACAAGTCAATTTACGTTCATACCTGACGCAACTAGCGCCAATGTTTTTATGCAGTTTTGTCGTAAAAAATGGCAAGTTTGCGTTAATTCCTGCACTGCCGGTCGACAGCTCTGGGACGTTGATTCAGGGGCAAGTCCCCATCAAAACTATCTTTACCGATGGCAACATGATTGAGGGCAGCTTTAGTCTGGAATACCTTGATCAGTCTGAAAGAGAAGACTTTCGCGCTGTTATGAAATACCGGCGTTGTGAAAAGAACAGCCTTACAACTGAAGAGTCATTGTTGATCCGTTGGAATACGGAAGGCTCTGCGCCACCAAAGCAAGAGGTGTTTGACATGTCAAATTACTGCACCCGCCGTTCGCACGCATTTGCTGCAGCCCGATACCTGCTTAGCCTTCGTAAGCGTGTTGATCACGTCGTCAAATTTCAGACAACACCAGATGGACTTGATCTTGCTCCTGGCGATTACATTCGAATCGAAACAGCAGCGGCACCATACAACAGTCTTTACAACGGTGTAGTCCAAGAGAATGGCTCAATTGTTACCCCAATTGCGCTAAACAACGGCAGCTATACGGCTTACATCTATCGCCAAGGAAGTTCAGAAGTAGTAGAGGAAACCATCAGCATCACAAACAACACCGTGTCTGATTCAACGCTTGCTAACGCACTGATCAATATTCCAAGCATTGCAAGGCGTTTTGGCGTTTATGTCGTCGAAGAGCTGTCAATTGACGAAAACGGCTTGGTCAACATCACCGCGAGTCATTTCCCTGTTTTCTTAGACCAAAGCAGTAAAATTGTAAGCGACATGCTAACAACCAGTAACTTTGCCCTAATTGAATGAGCTATCCAAGCTACACGCCAACGTCGAGAAGCTTTGATCCGGGTGATTACCCGGCCAAGGCTTACCGCTCTCAAAGCGGGGTAGAGGTCCGGATCCTTTACGGCAACAAGCGCACCGGATTGAAACTTTCTTTAACTTACTCCAACATTACTGATGCGGCGGCTCAGGCATTCGTTACTCATTACGACGAAATGAAGGGTACGTTTAACGTTTTCTTCATTAACACCGGCACTAAGAACGGCTGGGAAGGGAGCGCAAGTTCAATCGACGTTCCCTCTGGAAACGCTTGGCGGTACGAAAAAGCTCCGCAGCTTAATCAGGTTCGTCCTGGGATTAGTGCTGTTACAGTCGATTTGATTGGTGTTCTCTAATGGCAAAGGTCTATACCGGCAGAGACGGCGCATTGCAACTGGCTGGTTCAACCGTGGCCAAGGTTGTCAATTTTTCGTTCCAGAGTGATTTGGAAACGTTAGAGACCACTACGTTGAGCGACAACATCCGTAGCTATGCCCCTGGCGTTGTTGGCTACTCAGGAAGCGCGTCTTTGCTCTATTACAAAGAAGATTCAGGTTCAATCAATACGACCGACGTTCTTAGCAAGCTGATCAAGGCCGGAACAGCCGGCGTTAGCTCTACAGACACGGTTGAGCTTACGTTCCGATGGATCGATGGAACGGACAACAATGACATCAAGATGACCGCATACGTGACAAGTGCAAGCATGGGCGCTGCAACCGCTGAACTGGTTAGAGCAGAGATCTCTTTTATTGGAACGGGCGCGTTGTCAACCGCGACAATCTAATGAGCGTTTACCTAGGAACATTTGGAAAGATTGAACTGCAAAGGCAGTTTGATGGCGGCGAGTTATTCTCTACGATCAACCCAGGCGATGTAAACGCAACACGGAAACGCTTCAGTTTTGATTTTAAACATGGCCAGTTACTCACTGGTGATCAGGTTGAAATCACAAGCACCAATGCTGCTGCGCTGTCCTTTATTTCCGGTTACACAAAAACAAGTGTTAAAAAGTTTTTGCATATTGACGACCTTGATGGCATTCGCCTTTATGACACGTTTGCTAATGCGGTAAACGGGGGCATACCAAATGCAACAGCCTTGGCAGTTCCTGGGGCCAATATTCCGATCAAGATAAAGGTTGAAAACGCAGATTTCAAGTTGCTGGCTCAGGTCAAGTCGTACGAGCTAAACACTGAACGCGAGACAGTAGACACAACAACGTTGTCAGACGAGTTTCGTAGTCGAATTAGCACTTTGATGTCAGGTTCTGGGCGGATGTCATGTTTCTGGGAATACACGGGCGATACTGCTAATGAATTGCCTCAATATTTGGTGCAACTTGCTTTACGCACAAAAGTTGGCTCGCAATTTAAGGCAAGATTTTATTTAAAAACTATTGGGTACAACCCAGGCGGAGCCGCCGGAACGGTAAACGACGAAATCTGGTATGAATTTACTGGAGTGCTCACAGCTTGTGCGACGCAATTCACTCCATCAAATGTTGTCGAAATTGCGGCAGATTTTATTACCACTGGAGAAGTCAGCCTCAAGCTCAGCTTGACGCCATCTCAAGCGATGTTGCAAGAAAATAGCGATGACATACTCTTAGACCAAGACGGCACAGCTAAGCTGATGCTAGAAAGTTCTGACATCTAAACCCAGGAGGGGCAAGGCTAATGGCTGATCTCAAAATCAGTGAACTTAACGTTCTTTCCGGGGGGAATCTCGTCGCGGCGGATGAGCTTGCGATTGTTGACGACTCGGCCAGTGAAACTAAGAAAATCACGGTCATAGATTTGGTGGGAAATGCCACCACGTTGATTGCTGACGCCACAATCCCTGGCGCAAAGATTTTGTTCAGTGCCGGTGGCATTGCTGGAGCGGCGATTGCAGATGGTGGCATTAGCACTGCAAAGGTTGCTGATGATGCGATTACAGCAGCAAAGCTAGGGAACGAATCAACCGTTGATCTAGTCACGACGTTGCCAGGCGCTGGTGCGTTCACAGGCCAAATCGCATTAGACACAGACGATAACAAGGTTTATATCTGGGACGGTTCAGCATGGCGATCCGTCAAGGGTGCCGGTTCTGTCAACGTTGTCAACGGCAGCACGGCCAGCATTGTCAACATCGCCACTTCTACTAGCGGCGACACCGTAACAATTACAACGTCTCTTGATAACACGACTGCGGCAAAACAATTTCTTGCTGGACCGACTGGTGCGGCTGGCGCCGCAACATATCGAACCATTGAAGGCACTGATTTGCCTTTTGCTGGCGCGACAGCCACTGGCGGCGTTCAAGTGTCAGGCGATGGCCTGAGAATGGATACAGGCAAGATTGAAATTGACAACGACGTAACTGCTACAGGGGGCAATTACAAAATTGTTGATGTAAATGCTAAAGGGCTTGTCACTGGATATAAAACTATTGAATCAGCTGACCTGCCAAAAGCCACTGATGCAACGCCTGGTGTTGTTTCGCCTGGTAGTGATCTTGATGTAAGTGCAGCAGGCGTTCTTAACCATGAAGAAAAGGTAGCAGGCGGCGGCACTTTTGCCAAGGTCACCGTTAACGCAACAGGTCATGTCACGGCTGGTACAACCCTTGTTGCGGCTGACGTTCCAAACCTTGGAGCCGCAAAGCTAACAACTGGAACGCTTGATATTGCGCGACTAAGCGCCAACTCAGTTACAGGCGTAAAACTTGCAAATCGTTCCACCGCATTGTTTGGGGAAGCAATACCAACAGCTGAATTTATTGGCCAGTTGCATTTTAACTCAATTAGTCGAGATATTTTTATTTGGGACGGCAACGTTTGGCAGCCAATCGGCATCAGCGTTGGCGAGATTATTCTTTCTGGAACATTCGACGCATCAGCTGGTGGTGGCACTGGTTTAGTGGCTTCTGTCACGGCTGAAGGCACAGCTATTGGTCTTGTCATTGGTCAGGCATTACCAGCAGCGGCGACTGCCAACAAAAACTATTACTTGGTTGTTTCCGAGGCTGGAACAATTACATCAGGCAACGCACCAAACGTTGCGCTTGCTCCGCCTGATTTTATTTTATCAAACGGCAGTGCATGGACTGAGATTGATGTTTCTGACACGGTTATTGCACAACAGGCCAGCAACGTTGCTTTTACGCCTGCTGGTAACTTAAGCGCCACCAACGTCCAGGCTGTACTTGAAGAGCTTGATAATGAAAAGATTGGGCCAGCCAACCCAGTATTTACTGGTAATGTCACGATCGGCGCTGCTGGAACGCTAATCCTTGAGGGCACAACAGCGAACGCATTTGAAACAACGTTATCCGTAACCGATCCGACAGCTGATCGGGCAATTATTTTTCCAAACATCTCAGGCAACGTTGTAACGACTGGGGACACTGGAACGGTTACAAGTCTGATGATTACTGATGGGGCAATCGTTAATGCTGATATTAACGCTAATGCAGAGATTGCCGTTAGCAAGTTAGTTGATGGCGCTGCACGTCAACTGCTTCAGACTAATACTGGTGGTACGGGTGTCGAGTGGGCAAGCAATATTGACATCCCTGGGACGCTAGATGTCACCGGTGCAACGGTGCTTGATGGCGGCCTTAATGTAGATTCTGGAACGCTAGTCGTTGACGCCACGAATAATAATGTGGGGATTGGAACAAGCAGTCCTTCGTCTTATGCCGCAGCTGCAAGAGATTTAGTTATTAAAAATACCACCAATGCTGGCCTAACAATTCGTTCAGGATCAAGCAATGATGGAAATATTTATTTCAATGACACTGACGATGGTAACCAACGCGGCATTATTAGGTTTAACCACCAAACAGACGCATTAGCTTTCCACACTCCAGCTGGCGAAGCGATGCGAATCGACAGCTCGGCAAACGTTGGGATTGGAACATCTTCGCCTAGCGATAAATTGACTGTCGCAGGAAGTATTAACCTGCCTAATGCAAATACCTTCATAAAAGGTGGTGGTCATAACGTAATACAGGTAGATGCTACTAGGACGTATTTCTATGGTGGCGCTAACGGAGTTCAGATTCGCAATGCTGATAATAGTGCTGCAATTGTCACTGTTAACAACGCTGGCTCTGTAGAAATTAATACAGGAAGTGGGAATACAGGCACTACAGCTCCAATTCTAAAAGGTGGCAATGGCGCAGGTAGTTTTCGTTCTGCGTTATATCCAAACGGCTCATTAGCCTTAGGTGGAAGTGGCACTTATGCTAGTAACAATATTCTATTGGATAGCAGCGGTTCGATAACTGCTGCGGGCTCAATTCAAACAGGCGGGCTTCCTTGGACCGGCGTAAAAGGGTTTATTGCGACACAAAACGGACAAGCTTATGCTTCAGCTGCTGCTGGTAGTTCTGTTTTTCAAGGATTCGTCGTAGGAAATAATACGGCACAGCTAACTCTTACGGGTGACGGCTCAATTACTGCTGCTGGTTCTGTAACAAGCACAACTGCAAACGATACTTACGCCTTTGGAGTTAAAAACGGCAATACAAACATCGGCGGCTTGTATAGGTCTGGAACTACTGATACTAGGTTAATTCTTAAAAATAGCAGTGGTACGACTATTGATTTAAAAGGTGCGGACGGCTCAATAACTGCTGCGGGTGAAGTAAAAGTTGAAGGGAGTAACACTCCTTCTGGACTTTATAGTGGCATCAGTAGGTATGGCTCTCTTTTAATTGGAACCAGCTCTGAAGCAATTGGAAACGCAAGAGCTTCCATTGATTCAGGAAACGGCAACATTGCTGCGGCTGGTTCTATCTTTTCAGGTACAAGTGGATTTGACGTTACATTAGGTCAACCAGATAACGGTGTTGTATCTTATTGTAAGAGTACTACTGCAAGTAAGACTTTGTTTATTGGCTTGAGCAATATTGGTGGTACTGCTCAACAGAAAGTAAAGCTCTTTGCGGACGGCTCCTCCACATTTGTTGGCACCGTATCAGCGCAAGGCTCAGTCCTTACCTCAGATCAACGATTTAAAGAAAACATTACTGATGCAAACGCACAGCTTGCTGATGTAACTGCTTTAGGCAATAGTCTTCGCAACTGGGATTGGACTGATGATGCACCTGTTGCTGATAAAGATACACGCTTCCTTGGCCTTGTGGCACAAGAAGCAGAAGCAATCTGCCCTGGCATTGTCACCACAATTGCACGTACAAAAGATGGCGCTGAACTAACCCCTGAAGTTGTCGTACCTGCTGTTTATGAGACAAGAACAGTTCCTGCTGTATTTGACGAAGAAGGCGAAGTTGTAGTAGCAGAAACCACTGAAGAAGTACTTATTACTAAAGAGCAAGTTACACCAGCTACTTACGAGCAACTGGACGACTCCTACAAAGGAATTAAAAACGATATTCTTATCATGAAACTGCTTGGTGCAGTTGCTGAACTATCAGCCAAAGTCGCAGCACTTGAAGCGTCCTAAGCGGCAACCCGCCCCGTGCCAACGCGGGGCTTTTCTACTACACTGCCAACAAGGAATTTTTGAACATGGCAACTACTTTCACTTGGGGTATTGGTACCCTGGACCGCGAAACCTCTGACGGTTTTGTGATCACTGCTTATTACACTATCAATGCCAACGATGACGTTTACACTGCTGGTGCATATGGCAGCATTGGTTTTGAGCGCCCTGACACCTTGATCCCTTTTGACAACCTAACTGAAGACCTAGTGGTTGGCTGGGTGCAAACTGCTCTAGGCGGTGAAGAAAAGGTTGATGAAATTCAATTAGCCTTGCAAAAACAACTCAATGAAAAACACGCGCCAACAGTGGCTCAAGGCACGCCTTGGGCTGCCTGATTGTTGGGCTATGGGCAGGCGGGATTTTTCTCGCCTATTGCCTTGTTTCAGCTAACGGACCTAGTGAGTATCGATGAAACGCCCTGATCCCATGATCCCTGGCAAGCCTGGAGCGGAAGACGTTCCAGTGATGCGGAACAAGCAAGCTTGGATCGAGGCTTTGTATAAATATGAAGGCCGCGATGATAAAGATCACCCAATGCACGGTCTTTACACAGGGTTAATGAAAAAGCATTACGACACAATGAGCATCGATGGCTAAACCCAGCGGTTCATCTGAAGTTGATTTTGTGAAAGGAAAGCCAAAGAAAACCCGTCAGGGCAATGGGAAGCATTCCAAACCGTCCCATAGACGAAAGCCGCTTAGGGGTCAGGGCAAGTAAGCTTTAAGTGGTTTTGCTTAGTTTCATGATCAAATCTTTATCTTGTGCAGCGGCTGCTGTTGCATTCGGAGCGTCTGCTGCTGTTGCTGGCCCTTATGTAAACGTTGAAGCCAATGCCGGCTGGGTCGGTTCTGACTACTCAGGCAACGTAACTGACGTGGCCCTGGGGTTTGAGCACAGTGAAGGCCCTTACAGCGTCTACGTGCAGGGCGGACCTGCTTTCGTGTCAGTGGATGGGCTGGATTCCGAAATGGAATTTTCCGGCAAGATCGGCGGTTCAGTTGCTGCTTCTGACAAGGTTTCTGTTTATGCAGAGCTTGCTGGTATCACTGGCGACCTGAACAACAGCTACGGCGGCAAGCTTGGAGCAAAATACGCTTTCTGAGTTAAATTCCTAATGCGTTCCCTAGTAGCCTCACACTGCTAGGGAATTTTTTATGCAAAAAGTTTTTAACACGCTTGCCGGTCTGTCCTTTCTGATGTCTGGCGCGGTACTAGGTGCTGGTATCTATGGCTTCATGCAACTGCCAACGCTGAAACAACAAGCAATAGATGCAGCCAAAGAGATGGTTGGCGAATTAGTGTCTGGAGCGGTGACAGATGCAATGCCATCTCAAGTTAAAGAGATGATCCCTGTATTGCCAACTGAAACCGGTCCTGCTTTACCTTTTTGATGTCAGATCTGATCAACTCTCCGTCCCATTACAACCAAGGCCGCGTCGAAGTGATTGAGATCATCGAGGACTCAGTAAAAGACGCTGATGATGCTGTCAGCGGTTACTTACTGGGCCAAACGCTCAAGTATTTGCTGCGTATGTGGCACAAGGGTGATGCACTCCAAGATGCAGGCAAGGCTTCCTGGTATTTAGATCGTTTGATCGCAAGATTGCAGGGTAATGCCTGAGATTCGCACTATTGGGATCAATACCCCTGGGATTCCAGAGTTACGGACCTGGATGGTGTCTGGGAGCACAGCGATTCCAGCAGCGCCGCCGGTCACGTTGCAGCTAGGCATTCCAATCGTTCAAGTGCCTGGCTGCGTTGAAGCGAACCAAGACAACAACAAGTCTGGGACGTTGATCATTGATGACCCCAGAAGCGCACAGACGTATTGCGATGGGACGATGCCATCGTTTAATCCGTTGGACTATAGGGCTGAAAATCTAATCTTTACGCCTAGATCTGGGCTGCCTTCTACCGGTTCTCCTAACGAGCCATTGCCTCCACCGTCGATCACGCTTCCACCGATTAAACCTGTGACGAAGGAGGATAAAGACTTGCGTTGCCCTCCGCTTAGAGCGAAGGAAGTGGGAACTTTGGTCCAAGGCGGTCAAAAGCGTATATCTGGCTATGAAGTGAAAGAAGATAAATGCGTGACAATTTACGAAGAAGTGCCTTTAGGTGTTCAGGTTATTGCAGCTATACCAACGTTGCCGCAAATAACTAAGACTGGGGGGATTGCGTTTGTCGCTACGTCAATGGCTATAGCAGCTCCTTTCCTTATCAAGCTGGTCAAACCTATCGTCAAAAAGGTGATGAAGAAGGTACAGAAGATCCTTGCTAAAAAGACT